CCTTATCGATAGGTATTTGATCTGCCTTCTTTAATAAGTCCGCTTCCATTAACTGAAGTCGTGTCTCTAACGTATTGATGGTATTAGTCATACCAATATACATATAAACTGCAAAACCCGCACCAGCAATGATCATCCCGATTGTTTTCAGATCGGTCTTTACTGCAGTCTCTTCATTTATCTTCGACATAAATTATTTATAAAATCCGTCAAAAACCCAATCAATAAATTTTTGCCATAATTTTTTAATCCATTTAATCATTTTTTTTCTCCTCAATTTCGTAAAAGAAGTTATCCGTATCTTCGGTTCTCCATTTACTTACATCTTCAACGTTCCATTCACTCGTTTGAACTTTCCAATCAGGAATTTCATCCTTCACTGTGAACGAAGGAATATTCCATATTATTCGATTGTTAGGTTGAGCTGCAAAATTGCCATCATCTAGGGCAATAATGTGAGCGCACTTGTGTTCGTGCGGAATCTCTGAATGATCAGTGTCTAGAATATTACTTTCTGGATGTGCAAAGTCAACAGTAAATAAATATTTACCGTGATGCCACTTTTTATCTTTACCGATGTATTTACCTGATTGTGCTTCTAAAATATCCCAAGTAGTAACAGCAGGATAATAACTGAAACAATTCCATAGCTCCAGTTCATCCAGTCTACGGATAGGAACGTTCTCTGGCTTAAAATCCTTCTGTATAAACGCAGATATCGGTAAACGATAGAAAACCGCACCATTTTCCATAATTGCGTGAAAAAGTATTGCACGACCTGTGATGGCCGAAAGCCCAAAGATAATAGCGTCTTGCACTTCTCCGTGATGTTTTTTAAGGTCATAAAGATATTCTCTACGAATTTGACAATATATCGGTGGTGTGTTCGCATTTAAATAAGCCATTATTTATCATTTTGCTTCTCCCCAATTATTACCTATTTTACAATTTACTTTATTTTTTATCTCCAAGGGAATAGCATTTTTCATAGTTTCTATAACTATTTCTTTTTCCTTATCATCTTTTATAGATAGACACAACTCATCATGTATTTGAATTTGAGGTAATATTCCTTTTTCATAAAGATTGACCATAGCTTTTTTAGTCATGTCAGCAGCAGATCCTTGAATTAATCTATTAAGAGCCTTGTAAGTAAAAGCAGGTTTATAATGTTGCTCAAAGTTTTTAATGTATTCGTCTCTGTGTTCTGCTTCATACTTATCTAATATTTCTGCTTTAAAATGAATCAGAGCTTCTTCTCTAGTTAGTATAGGTACAGGATCAAATCTCATAATTTGATTATTCCATTTACGATTTCTTGTTTCCCATTTATTAAATCTACAAAACCTGTCTCCCAATGTGTAAAGAAGTTTATGTTCTTCTGCAAAAGTAATTAAATCTTCTGATAATTTTTTAACAAACGGAACTGTTCTATGGTATTTATCAAACAAACTTTTAGCTTCTTGTTTAGATAAATTTAATTCTTTTTCTAATTTTAATTTACCCATACCATAAAACAAACCAAGGTTAATTGTTTTGGCCATGGTCCGTGGTATGTTAGCCATGTCTGCAACAATCTGGTGAAAGTCAGCATCGTCCTTGTTAAACTCTTCTTGTAACTTATCTGTTCCTGGAAGATCTAACTTTAAAGCGTAGTGAACCACGATCCGTGGTTCTTGTTGCGAGTAATCAAAACTTCCCCACTTGCAACCTTCTTCAGGAATAAATAATTCTCTTATCTTCTTACCAATAAATCCTCTCGCAGGTATCTGTTGTAAGTTAGGATTAGACATAGAGAATCTTCCAGTGACGGTACCGCCGTCATCAGATCTTATTTGATTGATGTCGGCGTGAATTCTACCGTTGTGAACGAAGTTTAATAAACCTTCTACAAATGCGCCATTAGCTTTATCGCATTCTCTTGCTTTAGCAATCATACGAAGAAATCTATTTTTATGTGTTTGTAAATAATCTTTTGGTAATTGTGGCATCCCAGACTTTGGAGTTTTTTTATAGTCTGTAATTTTTTGTTGATCTAAAAGTTTTTTAATAGAAGCTGCTGCCCAAATCTCAACTCTTACTCCTGTTCTTTTTTCTATCAAGTTGATGAGATTATCTCTTCTCTTCTCTAAAAAAGTGCTGAATTTCCTAGCTTTTTGGGCATCTATTTTAACACCCTTAAACTTTATGTCAACCAAACAAGGAAATAATTTTGTCTCTAATTCAAAAATATTTCTACAAGTTTTATTTTCATTTGTATCTGTGTTTATGTATAATACTTCGTCTAATTTTTTATCAAATATCCTCCACAGTCTAATCGTTAAATTAACATCTTGTTCTGCATATTCTTTAACTATCTTATAAGATAATTTATGCATATTAGACATTGGATCTTTAATTCCTTCTACTAAAGCTTTTTCTTGTAAGTCATATTTGTATTTTGTATCTCCAAGATAATCTTTTGAAACTGAATCTAATGAATAACGCATTCTTGTTTCATCTAGTATGGATGCTGCTATCATAGTATCGATCAATCTACCTTTAGGCATTTGACCTGTAGCTGCTCTTATCCAACAAACGTCATAAATTGCATTATGAAATACTTTAGTTATTTTTTCGTTTTGAAAAATAAGTTTATTTAATTGATTCCAAGTATCTTTAGGATCTAAATTATCTGTTTTGTCGTGTGCTATTGGAAAGTAAACTGTTTGTTTATCTGTTGCTATGGCTATACCGCAAACAAAACCGTCACCCCTGATGGCCCCTGATCCAAGTTTCTTTAAGTTTGGATCGTATGTTTCCAAGTCAACGGCTACCGTATCAACGCCCTCTAAATCTAAATCTTCTATTCTAGGTGCAGTACACATTTATATCCCTATCATATAATACGTTAAACAAATTGCCATAATCAAAGTTATGTCTACTAAACAAAGTTTATACATTATTTTATATTCCTTATATCTTCTACAGAGTTTATTTTTATTAAAGCTTCCGTAGGTATTTCTATGTTATTTGTTTTCATTCTTAAAACAGTTCCATCATCTCTCATACTACTACCACCTTGTTTCTTTAACCATTTATCCATATTTTCAATAATAGTTTTTTTAGGAAGCCAGCCATCAATTTCCATAGTACTTTCAGCAGCGTTATAATTATTAAATAAGATGTAAGGAACTAAATGTTCAATTTGAAATTTAGTTAAGTTGTGTACCCAACCTGGTCGCATAAAAGAACTAGCAGACCTTCTAGTTTTTATATCTATTTTGTTACCATTTATTTCAATATCTGTTGGTGTGTATGTTTCGTAAGTTGGAAAAGGTAAACCTAATACTTGATAGATTATTAATTCTCCAATGATTCCCGTCATTTGCTGATCTCTTGTTCCATTAAAACCTGCTCTTCTTTGACCAAAATTTATGGCTTGAGTAGTTAAATCAGCGTGTTCTTTTATTGTGTCAGTTACTTTAATCTTCACTTTTTCTCCTTTTTTTATAACATTTTTTGCACATGTATTCACAGTCAAATGCAATTTTTTTCTTTTTACATTTGATACACATTACAAACTTTTTTTCCATTTTTTGTATCCATCAATCCAAGATTCTTTTTTTTCATTAGAGTAATCTCGATCAATAATCATATCTATGTAATGTTTAGCTTTCTCTAAATCTTCTTTCCCGTTTTTTTTAGAATGTCTCACTATGTACTTTATAGCGTTCCCTTCAGCAAAAAGCAACCTGTTGTGATTTATAAATTCACTCGGTTGAATTTTCATTTGGTAATGAGCACCCCCAATTTGTTTTTTATATGGATCCATTTTTTCCTCCTAATTTTTTTGTTGTTTCTGAACATAATGTCCAATAATCAAAGATACCCCTGCTGTATGCAGTATACTTTAATCTTAATTGAACAAAGAAAGGTTCATCATCTCGATATAAACTTTCATCAACAATAACATTGTCAAATGTTAAACCTTTTACATCGTGTATGTTGCCATACTTAACCCTAATTTCTTTTTCAGAGTTAGGTCCTTTCTTTATTAATTTATTTATATAAATTAATCTTTCTTTGTCAGTGTTTATTCTAACCTGATCAAAACTTTTATACTTTTTAATGTCAGCATGTAGATAATTTATTTGTATTAAATGATCTATTGTATATTCTTTTTTAATCCAATCTTCGAAAGGTTTCTTCTTTTTTGATTTACCCCTCACAATGGCTTTACTACCCATATAATCCCAAAAATTTTTTATTTGAGATAGTTCAATAGGTTTTCCGTTTACAAAATCTGGCCATACAAAATGGCAAGTTAATTCTTTTTTAGAAACAAAATCAGAATGTTTTACGTGACTAAACTCTATTCCTTTTTGTTTAAAGAAATCTATAATTCTTTTATCTCCTGGTGTTTGTCTATAAGTAAATAAGAAAGTTTGATTAGTATTGTTTATCTTGTCTAATAAAATATCTAATGCGCTTGATGAATTTAAATTAGGCAAATAGTAACCTCTTCCTTTTATAACATCTCCAACTTTAAATCCTTTTTCAATTTTATTTTCTTTTAAATGTTTATCAGTATAGACAGCAGGTAACCATTTTCTAGTATAACCGTAATGTTTCCATACTGGACTAATAATTTTTTTACATAAAGTATTTATAGCTTCACCACATCTTTTTCCATTTTCTAATTCTACTTCTGGTTTTTTAGATATTTTATGAAAGTATTCTGGATCAGAACCTGCAAATTCAAATATGGTTTGATCTGCATCGCCTATCATATAGTAATGCCCATCCTTAACATTAGTAGACATCTTCTCTAATGCTTTAATTTGTGGTTTGTTACTATCCTGTGCCTCATCTACTATTAAAGCATCTATGTCAGGAGCTTTAGCTTTATGTATAAATTCTTGAATCATATCCATAAAGTCAAAAAGGTTTTGATCTTTTTTATATTTTTCATATTTATCTTTTAAAGCTTTAATACTTTTTAAACTGTAAGGGTTATAAGCATCTCGATCTGTTTCTCTTCTATAATAGAATTGATTTAATTTATCGTGATAGCCGTGACTGTGTGCATCATTTAAAAATTTATAAAAACCGTGTTTTTTAAAAACATCTTCATTTTTATTTATCTTTACTTTGTTAAATAAAGAATCAATCATAACTAAATTTTCATGATCTTGAGTATCAAATACATCCTTACTAACTAATTTATTTTTACAATAAGAATGAATTGTACAAATGTAATCTTCTAAATCAGAATCTTTTATTCCTTTTTCTTTAACTGGTTTAAGTTCTGCTATTGCCTCTCTAATTTGATCTGCAGCAACATTAGTGTGAGATAAAACAACTATTCTTTCATGACCGTACAATTTAAATAACTCTTCATATTTTTGTGTAATAAACTCATGAGTTTTACCTGTACCTGGTGGACCTGCTATAAATTTAGGATTCATTCGTTATTTGTTTAACCTCCTCAACTATTTCTGCATCTTCAGCTTCCATTATAATTTCTTCTGTTTCAAGGTTTACCCAGTTACTAGGATTCTCTATAACCCAGGATATACAAGACTCTCCTTTGTATTTACCGTTTACCTTTCTACCTTTAAATACATCTTTAATTTTTTTAATTAAATCTACTCGTTTTATATTTATTTTTTTTGATTCTAAATAATCTTCAAATTTATCTATATTGAAATGTAATTGATTTAAATTTTTATCATAGAAAGGTAGTTTGTATTCAAATAATTCTTTCTTATCTAAATAAGCTCTATCTCTAACTAAATACTGCATAAAATGTTTTACAAATTTTTTATCTTCACTTGCATCTTCGTCAGCTATGTAATCATTTAAATCAGCTTTCTTTCTTTGATCAAATTTAATTTTCATTATCTTTTCGTAATCAGCTGGTTTCATTTTTGGTAACCATACTTGTGCTTTTCTAATTACTTCATCGTAAAATAAATTTGCTTTTAATAAAGTTGGACCATCTACTAAAACTTTTACTTCTTGAACCTCACCATCTTTATTACTAAAAACCTGTACTTCATATCTATCTACAGAGTATTCTATTATCTCCCCTATTGCTCCTGCTCCTTGTACCGTTTCATATTTAATTCCAATCCAACTAAATATTTCTGCCACAGTTTTAACATCACAATTCCATATCTGTGCAATTTTAGGCATACCAAATGCTTTGCCACTTTTTTTAGTTGTAGTTCCTTTTTTAGATCTTTCTTGTGCTTCGTTATCATCTGATACTTCAGCAATATTAAAAATAAATTCATTTATTTCTTGTTCTGTCCATTCTGTATGTTTATTTAAAATTCCTGCTATGGCCGTACAATACTCATCTCTGTTTCCTTGTGGTGCGTATAAAATAGATAAGGCAGTAGATAATGCAACTTTTCTTAAGTCAGCATTTAAATCTCCAGGGTAATGTTTTATGTCTTCGTACTTTTCCCATTGTACGTATTCATTTGCTTTACTATGTAAAGATTTAGGAACTATTGTATAAAAACCATTACCACTTCTTATCTCACAAAGAGTGGCGCCGTGAGGATATTTTTTATATATTTCTTCAAATTGTTTTGGTAATGCAAACTTTGCGTAATTTAATTTTCCTTTCCACCAATAATGACTTGATGGATTAGTTGGTCTGCCTGATATGGCACCGCACGATTTTATGTATTTTTCTATAAATCTTTTTACTAATGGATTATCAATATCAAAGTCTACATCTTCATCTAATCTTAATGCGATTGCACTGTGTTGATATTTAGTTTTCCATTCTTCTTTTGTAACTTCTAAATTAGGATCACTCCATTTTTTTATTTCTGGTGTACCTTTAAGACAAGGTATAATTCTTCGTCCTAGATCAATCCATTGATCATAATTATTTGGAGCTCTTTCGTTCACTATATTCATATATCCAAAAATGAGGCGGCATCAGTCTCCCTCCGCCGCCTCGGTTGTCCTGCACAGGAACTTATAAATTTATTTTCCTAGCTTTTGGAGCTTCTTCAGTTTCGTGTTTAGCTTGAACTTCGCCTCTGCTTACGCTTTCAGCAAAATTTTTAGCTATTTCATAAACTGCTTTATCTTGGATAGGACCAACCATAGATACGTCCCAACCAAACCAAGTTCCTTTATCATTAGACATTTGAACTGTTTTTAGTTTGTAAATGTGGCTGTATGTTGGCGGTGTGAATAAACCGTTTTTACCTTGCATTTTTATTCCCATCATCATTGAGTTCCATTTACGGCTAACTTTTAATTGTGTTGCCTTCATAGAAATCAAAGCTGTTGTTGGGCTTTTTGATAATAAAATTACAAAGTGATTTGCAGTGTTTTCTATATAGTTACCATTTGGTAATCTATCTTTGTAAGACTTATCTCTTGTAGTCTTACTCATTATATCACTACTTGCATCGTGTATTGCTACAGGTGCACCTTTGCTCTCACCTCTATCTTGCCATTCTACTAATTGTCTTTTGTAGAATACTGGCAAAACATCTATCCCCTTTTCACCGTCAAACACTTCGTTTGTTACAGTGTTTAAGATCATGCCTGGACTTGCGCCCTCGACATATTTCCCGTCTCTTTTATTAACTTCGGGAGATAGTT